TGAGTAGTAACAAAACCTTCAGATGCTAAACCAACCGTTGATAATCCAGTTTGAGTAGTAACAAACCCTTCAGATGCTAAACCAACCGTTGATAATCCAGTTTGAGTAGTAACAAAACCTTCAGATGCTAAACCAACCGTTGATAATCCAGTTTGAGTAGTAACAAACCCTTCAGATGCTAAACCAACCGTTGATAATCCAGTTTGAGTAGTAACAAACCCTTCAGATGCTAAACCAACCGTTGATAATCCAGTTTGAGTAGTAACAAAACCTTCTGAAGCAAGTCCTACTGTAGAAAGACCAATCTGAGTATCAACATATCCAATTGATGCTAAACCAACCGTTGATAATCCAGTTTGAGTAGTAACAAACCCTTCAGATGCAAGTCCTACTGTAGAAAGACCAATTTGAGTGAGAACGAAACCTTCTGAAGCAAGTCCTACTGTGGAGATTGCAACAGCATTATCAACATAACCTTCTGTCGCATAACCAACTACGATACCTGAAGTAACAAATCCAACACTATTGGTTAAGTCACCAGTATCTGATGGAATTGTTGGGGTATTGGTAAAATTATTGTAGTCAAGAAGGAAACTTGATGATACGCCACCAACACTACTTGCGGATCCTGTTAAATTTCCAACAAAACCTGATGCAGTTACAATACCTGCCTGACTAACAAAAAAAGCAGAACCAACTGAAATTTGACCGCCAGTTACATTGATACCACTTCTCGCAGTGATAAGTCCTATAGAATCAACATTAGTTACATCTTCATAAGTTAATGTTCCACCAATACTTACATTACCTGAAAAGTTTGCAGATGATGCGGTAATACTACCGGAAAGATTTACATTACCCGTTCCAGTAATATCGTTACCATTGACATCTAAATTACCACCCAATTGTGGTGTTGCGTCACCCACAATATCTGTAGTGATTCCAGTAAGAGAACTATATGGATAATTTGTAGCATCACTTAGGTCAAATGCTGGAGTTGCATCTGAACCACCAAGACTTAATGATACGCCACCATAAGATACTGTAGAGTTCGATAATTTAGAATTTTCAATAGAACCCGATAACTGATCATTAGTAAGACTTCCTACGAGATTAGATGTTGCCAGACTACCATCAAATGTTGTGGCAGTAACAACACCTGATGAGTTGATATTAAGTGCTTCAAATCCATCAACATGTATGCTTTGAGTATGAAATTGTAAACCTACACTGTGCCCTAAAGTCAGGGCAGATCCAACCTGTACAGTCTCGCTAACACCATCAAGAGTTACCGAAGCAGTTCCAATAGTTAAGATACCTGTAATTCTTGTATCGCCATTGACAACTAAATCTTCAGTAAAGAATCCAGTATCAACTCCAACATGAAGTTCAGTGGTAGTGACTACACCAACACTCATTCCAATACCGGAAATATTTCCCAAAGCTAAAGTATGATCTAAGTCTTGAGAACCTCCACCACCACCATGAGAATTGATGGTTACTCTGCCACTGCTTCCGGAAATTGTTATATTATTTCCAGCAACAATAGAAGTTACAATGCCCGTCAAATCAGCACCATCACCACTAAAAGATGTTGCGGTTACAATGCCAACACTCATTCCAATATTGGAAGTGTTTCCTAATCCTAAAGTGTCATCTAATGTTTGAGAACCTCCGCCTCCACTTCCACCGATACCGCCAGTCCAGATACCAGCAGATGCATCATACTGAAGAACTCTACCATCAATCAGAGCAGTGGACCTATCAATATCATCCAAAAACTCAAGTCGTGTTTCGCCACCACCACCAATAGATGACAGTTGATGCTGAACTCTCTGTACAAATGTCTTGTAGTGTTTCTGGAGTTGATCAAGAGTTACAAAGTTCTGATCAATTGGAGTAAGAGGATCTGGATTGTTTGTTTCTGGAGGATCATCTGTCAATGGAACATTAGTTTCTGCTAATAACTTCTGTTCTTCTTGTAATTTTTTCTGAGAAGATTTTATATCTTCAACAATTTTATGAAGACCCTTAATATTAGATTTTACATAATCAATATCTTTATCATAATACTTTATCTCGGGAAGTTTAGTAAATTCTTCTCTCAACTCAGTAAAATACTTAAGAAGAAGTTCATCAGTCTTAATACTTTCTTGACTTACTTCTTCAAGTCTTTCTTCAATATTTTTCTTTAACTTATTATATTCTCCAAGAATTTGTTTTTTTAACTTACGGTCATCATCTTTAAATTCTTTATGATACTCCCATATTTTAGTAGAAGAATCTTGGAGTTCTTTCCAGATTTTATCCTTTTCTTCTTTTACAAGAATATTTAATTTATCATCAAGTTCTTTGATATCTGAATCAATCTTGACACTATTATTGAAATACTTTACTTCAATATCTTCTGATAGTCTTTCAAGATCAAACTCAATCTTGCCTCTTAGACCATCAATAACATCATTGACTTTTACAAAATCTTCTTCAATAGAACTAAAGTTTTCATCTATCAGAGAAGAGTTTGGAATAGTTTCCTTTACTGCATCTATAGCTTCACAGATTGCTACAATCTCAGAATCGTAGTGTTTGATTTCTGGAAGATTTTTAATTCTCTCTTCAATAGCATCAACTTGTTCATAATAATATTTGACCTCTGGAAAGTCTTTGACTTGTTCCCTGATAAGATCAATCTGTTCACATATTGCTTCTATTTCTCTATCATAATATCTAACTTCAGGAAGATTGACAATCTGCTCTGCAAGTTCCTCAAGTTCTTTATCATAATATTTAATTTCTGGAATATTGGGAATCTCTTCTCTTACATCATTGATCATTTTGACCAGTTCTGGCCAAGGAGGAACAATGTCTTTTATTTCTGCAAAGGTATTTCCTTCAACATCTTCAATAGTCTGAGTTTCTTCTTCTATCTCTTCTTCTGCAATAAAATCTTCTATAGAAGGCAGTTCTTCTACTAAAGAAATTTCCTCTAATAAAGGAAGGTTTTTTTCTTCCTCAAAATCCTCTATAGAAGGAAGATCATTTACTCTTTCTTCATTAATATAATCATCAATTGAGGGAAGATTATTATCACCCTCAAAATCATCAATAGAAGGTAAATCCTTAGACATTTTATTAGTAACCTTAGTACTTCGGGATTTTTCTCCCTTTCACATTATTTAGGTTCTTCCTTTATTCCTTCTTTCAACATTTTTGCAAGTTCTGCTGTAGATCCAACAAACAAAGCATTATTAACTGTTGATGGTCCACGAGCTTGTTTTTCTTCTTCCACATCTTTTAGTTTTTTCTGAAGGTCCATCAACTTGTCTGTCGCATCAGCAACATTTTTGATCAATTGTCCCGCAACTTCATATGCTCTCGGCATTTCACTTTCTTGTGCTAGTTCAAGAATGCCGTTAATAGCTTCTTGTCCCTTTTCTATTATGGAATATAAATTACCTCTAGTATAATCGTAATCTTTCCTAATATCGTCAACAGATTCTTTTAGTTTTTCAATCTTCTCATTAACAACAACTTCAGGTTTAACAACTTCACCTGAAGTATTGAAAGTATCATTTAGATTATCAAAGTTTTTTGCCATTTTAATTAGAATGTTATGCCATTAAATCCAAAATCATCTCCAGACTCTACAAGTGCATCATCTGCAGCATTGATTTCTTGAATCCCTGCTCCTCCCAGATGAATTGTAGCAGCAGTATTATCCTCCCCACGTCTAACAGTGATCTTATTGCCACTGATTGACTTAAGGAACATTTGCTCCCCATCAATATTAATATAAGTCTCTGCAGTTAATGTACTTCCATCAACAACTTCAAATGTTTTGGCAATTGCAGTAATATCTGCTGTGAGAGTAGTAGCAGGACTTCCTGTATAGTTTTTAGTTGCTCTTGGAGTGACTGAATATGAGAGATCTCTCGTTGCATTTGATGTATCAGTACCAGTAGCATAACTGATAGTTGCTTTCTTGATAACATCCTTGGTTGCAGTTGTCGTTGGACCAAACATGTACGTTTTTGCGGTAAATCTTAAAGTATAAAGAAGAACCCTTCTTGAACTATAGTCTCCTTCATAATCATCCTGCATTGTGATATTTTCCAATATCACAGGAATATCTCTCTTTTCTTGAATCGACTCAACTAATTCAACTGTTAAATTGTATGCTGGTTGAAAATATGGTAAGATTTGTTCAACAATCTGCAAGGCATCATCATTCAGTTTGGACATAATAGAAAGTTCAAACTGCATATTATATGGAACTGGCATGTAAGACTTTTTGGTTACACTGCCATCATCAGGATCCTTTACTGTAAAGTTTTGGACTGTAGAAACTTTTCTAGAAGGGTCATAAGTCAATCCAATAAACTCAAATGACATTCTTGGCAAAGTAATTGCAAATGGTTTATTGAGATCTGGTGATTGAGTTAATCTTGCCAGAAACTTTTGAGTTGGACCATATGCAAGAGGAACTTTCACAACGCTAACGACGTTATCTGAAGAGTCCTGGTGCTTAATAGAAATATTATTAAAAAGTGTACCAAAAGATATAATGGTTCTCCTCAAAATTTCGTTGTAAAAATACTCAAACATTTTTAAGTCCTATAATATCTTTTTACTAAGATATTATTATTTAGGGAATACCAAATGGGTTTTTCTCAGAAAAGTCTAAAATTTGATCTGCTTCTACTTCAATATTATAGTTATCGCTAAATCCATCATTAATTGGATTAGTATCTGCTACACGTAATGCATAAGATGCTCCAGAATCAGAACCAACTATATTCTCTCCAACTACAAAGTTTCCAGAAATCGTACCAACTTCAAGAACACTGTCTTCAGAATTCCAAACCCTAACTCTTGCAGTAGTTCCGCTAGAAGATCCTGTTACAATTTCATTAAACTGGAATGTTCCCGTACCAGAACTCTCTGGATCACCAACAACGATTGTTGGAGCAACTGAATATCCAAGACCAGCATTTGTGAGATAAATTGCCGAAATTGTACCAGCAGAACTGACGATTGGATACCCAATAGCTGATGCTGTTGTGACACCAGTCTCAAATATCTCATTAGTAAAGGTAATTGATGGTGCATTAGTATATCCTCCACCACCAGAAGTAACTGTAATAATGCCAACTACACCATCACCAATAGTTGAAGTTGCAGCTGCTCCAGTTCCACTTTGATTTGATGGAACACTAAATCTAACTCCAGGAGCAACTGTATATCCTGCACCAGAGTTTGCAATTTTTACTCCTTGAACAGATTTTAAATTTGTATTTACATTAAGATTGCACACATTGATACCACTAATCATTGTAGCAATACCAACCCCAGTGGTTCCTCCAGATGGTGCTGAAGTAACTCCAACTGTTGGAGTTACACTATATCCTCCTCCTCTGTTTGTTACTGTGAATAGTCTAATACCACCATCAAAAATAGCAGCCGTTGCAGTTGCAGTTACACCAGCACTGACTAGAGTAAGAGTTTGTGTTGGTCCTTGAACGGTGTTCAATCCATCAGAAGTAACTCCATCAGAATCATTTCCAATAAGATTATTATCAATATCATTAACTCCTGTTGAAATAACTTCGTCTTCAATACGAAATAGTTCGCAGTAGAGTTCATAAACATAAAGACCTTGAAGTTGATAATATGGTTTTGCTCTTTCAACATCTTTTATTTCATAAATTCTATCATCAAGAGGAAACCAAATCAAATCTCCACCTTTTGGTCGGGTTGATAGTTTTATATTTGATTGGTCCTCAATTAATGGTGTAATGTAATTTTCAAACCTTTCTCTTGATATTGTAAGTCTTATTTCTTCTTTTGCTTCGACACCAAATTTTGATAAAAGAACACCAGCACCCTCATATTGATCGTAATTATTAACATATGCCTCAAGAGGAAGTGCCATGTCAAACTTTGACTGAACAACTTCTCTAATAATTGTATTTTCAGTTAGATATTTTCTTGGTAGATAAAAAATATCTACTCCATACATTCTAAGTTGTTCGTTGATTAAATCCTGAACAAGATTTTGTTCGCCCTTTGTCCCTTGAGTAAAAAATGGATTTAGCATAAGATCAACCTATCATGTCAAATGGAGGAAGTTCATATGTGTTTGACATCTGCTCTCTAATTATCTCCAATTCCTTTTCTGCATCATCATACATTTGCCTACCATTAAGTTCCACTCCACCCGGAAGTTTGACTCCCTGGAACTTAATTAGGTTTTGACCCCACTGTCTTTTCATAAGAGCAGTTAGATATTTTTTGAGAAAGGAATCATTCCAAACTCTAGAAAAATCATTTGGATCTATAAGTCTATAGCAATCAATAATAATATAATCATCAACAGTAATAGATCCCCAGTCAATGTCCAAATATAATCTATCTTGCCTTTTATTAAATCTGATCATCTTTTCAGTATTTAATAAAAAGTCCATATCTTCTAGATATGTTTTGGTCATTGCATAAGTCAAAAGTTCAGTAGATCCCCAGTAATAAATGTCATTTAGGAATAACTGATATTTAACACTGAACATATTATTTGTTATAGTGTTTGATCCATCAAATTTAAATATCTTGTTGATCCCAGTGACTGAGGGTGGAACCTGCAAGTAATTACTATTTTCTTCAAATGAAAAGGTTACAGATGATCCATCAATGGTAGAAGATGCTGTTGTGGTTACAATACCAACTGCTTTACTATTTCCTCTAGATCTTCCCCTATCAATGTCATCTTGCGTGACTTTATATTTTAAAAATGTCTGAATAACACCATCAAAATGTCTCTCATGAAAATATTGCAGGGCATCATCAACAAGGTCATCAACTTGCTCATCAGCAACATTGATTTCCAGGACTGGTGCCCCTAGTTGCCTTTTGCAATAGTTTATCAGATCTGTTCTACTTGCTGGTTGTGCCATTTATTCACAAGTTTCCTAACTGTATTTAGGGTGTTGGTGA